GATCGTATACCTCCTATGGTTCAACTTGCGCTTACACCACTTTTTCCGCGGCGATTACGATCGAGCGTCCCACACCCACCCGTGGTGGTTCATCACGTTTCCTTTTACGGCGTATTGGGAACAGGTATATGAAAAGGGAGTTTTCGTTTCGAATAGGCTAGTTCGCCGACTTAGATTTCATTGGAGGTCGTCGAATTTCGAACATATAGTTTTGTATCCGGTCACGGTGGGGTTCGACCCGGCGTACCCCCAGTACAAAGAAGTCGCCGCTTGCCACAGAATGAAACCGTTCTGGACTTTTGTGATCGCTGGCCGGCCCTGTAATGTATGGGGCTTTTATGGGACTTCTGGACTTCCGATGGCAAGTTCCATCCAATACGGTGACGAATGAGGGATATAGCAGTTGTCGTCTTCGCATGGGGCGGCTCTCGTCCGATTTATTCCGCATGGCACGCGGAGAATATGCGGAGAATGGTTGCCAAGCATCTGACTCTTCCGCATCGCTTCGTTGTTGTCACCGATAACATAGATGTTCACAAAGACGCTGGTTTGCAAACATATCCTTTATGGGCATGCCCGAAGCATGATGAGCTTCGAACCAATTGGATCAATTGCTATGTTCGCCTGGGGTTGTTCGAAAAGTATATTGGTGGCGCCATCGCTTCACGCATTCTCGCTCTCGATCTCGACGCGGTGATTCGCGCGCCAATCGACGATCTCTTTGACGGTGACGAGCCGTTCAAGGTGTTGGCGATGAACGACCGAGATCATCTGCAAGGCGCGCTATTCCGCGTAGACCCCGGTCTCGTTTCTCCTTGTCCGTGGGACCACTATATGCGGAACGATGAGACACAAGTATTCGAGCGCAGTGCGAAATGGATCGGCAGCGATCAGGCGATTCTGTCGGAGATGTTCTACGACGACGTGCGCTCCGGAAAAATTCCTAACTGGTCGCAAGACGATGGCATCTCAATCAATGAGTTCGAAGCGCCATGGCGCATATTCTTCCGCACCAGCAACCGCAAATGCTGGTTCCCCGACATGCCTGAGCAAGCGGAGTATCTCGCGCAGTCGGACCGAGAGAGCGTGCCGGAAGCGCTACTGCCCCGGATTATGACCCCGCCTCCGGTCGTACCGGGGAGAATGACGATTCAGCGCCAGCGCCGACGCGGTGGCGGGAGAGGCTGGTAGATTCTGTCAAATAGCTGGTGTATTCTAAACGCATGGAGTACACCTTCGACAAACGCACTATCGACAACAACGGCCATTTGCACGTCCCGAATTGCCGTGTAACTAAGGCTTCTGTCGACAAATATCTCGGCGCGGAGACGCGCGGCTCATCTGTGCGCGGCTTTGCCGCGATGGATGTGATCTCGATCTATCGCGACGAACAAGAACTCATCAAGTCGCTCTCATCGTTCGACACTGTTCCATTGATGGTCGAGCACGTCATCACGACGGCCGATGACCCGAAAAAAGATCTACTTGTCGGCGCTGCGACGAACCCGCGCTGGGAAGCACCCTATATAATCATGGACTTGACCATTTGGGATCAAGCCGGGATCGATCTAATCGAATCGAAAGAACAGGCGGAACTAAGCGCCGGTTACTCTCGTGATCTCGATTGGACTGCGGGAAAATCTCCGAGCGGCTTGCAATTCGATGCGCGCATGTTTAACATAAAGTGCAATCACGTTGCGCTAGTTCGAAAGGGTCGCGTCGATGGCGCGCTCGTAGCGGATAAGGCCCCAGAGGTTTCCATGTTCGACAAGTTAAAGTTTCCGAAGATCGTCGCCGCGCTGTTTAGCGCGCTGAACATCACGCCGAAAGCGGAAAGTGCTTTGGCGCTCGATGCCGCGCTCGAATCGGAAATCGTTGTCGACGCCGCGAAAAAGGAACCAGTTGTCGAGGCCGTTAAGGAACTGACCGAAGACGAAAAGGTCGCTAAGGCGAAAAAGGATAAGGAAGATTCCGAAGCGGCTGCGAAAGTCGCCAAGGAAAAAGAAGACGCGGCATCATGCGCAATGGATGCGAAGATCAATGAGGCTGTGGCGGCCGCTGTCACTGCGGCGGAATCTCGGGTTTACGCCCTATGTGCCGCAAAGTCGGACGTTGAAGAAGTTGTCGGCGATGTGTCGCTCGACAGCGTCGAAAAAGTTTATCGTTTCGCGTTGACCAAGGTCGGCGTGGAACACGAAGCGGTTGCTGCCGACGCACTACCGGCTTTGTGGGGATCAAGTCAAAAGCCGTCGGGCGTTTCGTTGGACTCCGCGCGTCACGAACCGTTCGATATCACCGCTCTCTTTCCTGGCATCGGTCTCATTCGCAAGGGTTAAAACATGAGTCTCAATCGCAATCAAGGTTTTCCGACCTTCGTCAATCGGCATCTTGCCCCCGGCGTCGTGGGCGCATTTGCCTCCATGAACCCGCGCGCAGTTGTCCTGGCCGGTCCCGGTGCTTTTCTCGCCGATGATTCGCCCCCGGTAACAGTGGGTCATTTCGCTTGGGGAGTACCTACAACGGGAATCGCCAACAGTGACGTGCAGTCCGCCTCGTTCCTGGGCTTTGTCGCCAATGAAGGCCAAACTGTTATCACCGATTTCCTCGGCGTTTCGCGTCTCGCGGTACAAGCCGGCTTCCCCGTGACCCTTTACAGCCATGGCGACTTCTGGGCGTTCGTCAATCAGACAAGCGGCTTGGCGGTTGCCGTCGGTGACGTGATTTACGCGACTGCGGCAACCGGCGAACCGACGACCGATTCGGCCAGTGCCGCGAACCCGGATACGGGCTTCCATGCTGCTACCGCCGCTCCGGCTGCGGTTACTTCGTCTGCGTCTTCACTGGCGACTACAGGCATCCTTACGGTCGGTGCGACGCTTGTCGGTACGATCATTCCGGGTGACGGCAACAGCGTTGTCGTGAACGGCACGAATGTCCCGCAAAATACGTTCATTCAGTATCAGTTGACCGGTACGGCCGGTAGCACGGGTACATACCAGACCAGTTCGCGCGGAGTCGTTGTCGGCAGCGAAGCGATGACGTTCAGCACGGGTCGCCTCGTCAAAATCACCCGTACCTTCTAAGGCACGGGCGGTCATCAAAGGTTTCTAGGGCACAACAGCCACAAGTTTAAGGGTCAAGTACATGCGCACCAATTTCTCGTTCGACGCCGCTAAAGTCCGCGAAGTGATTCTCGCCGGTAACGAAGCGGACATCTTTGCCGCTCTCGCCGAAGCGGGTGTCACGTTTGATTCCCGTTTGGGTAAGATTGGCTTCCTGAAGCAAGCGGCCAATGCAACCAAACTGCGTGTGGACGCGGCCAGCGGTGCGCTCGTGTGCGACGCGCAGCCGGAATTGGCTACGTTCGCGAACGCAGGTATCCCGGCATGGTTGGCCAACTATTTCGATCCGAAACAGATCGAAGTGTTGTTCTCCCCCCTGCGCGCCACCGAGATTGTCGGTAGCGAAGTGCAGAAGGGCGATTTCACGACCGAATATGCGACGTTCACGACCATTGAATCGGTCGGCGAAGTGTCGAGCTATGGTGACTTCAACAATAACGGCATGACGAAGGCGAATGTCAATTTTCCGCATCGTCAAGCCTATCTCTATCAGGCGTTCACCAATTGGGGCGAGCGTGAGGCGGAGAAGTATGCGAAAGCTAAGGTCGACTGGGCCAATCAGCAATCAATCTCCAGCATCAAAGTGCTGAACCGTTTCCAGAACGATTCGTACTTCTCGGGCATCGCGGGCCTACAAAACTATGGTCTGTTGAATGACCCCGGTTTGTATCCCTCGATCGCTGCCACTACGGCTTGGGCGACCGCTACGCCGAACCAGATCTATGAAGACGTTCGTCGTCTGTTCGCGCAGCTTCAGAATCAGAGCGATGGCGTGATCGATGCGGATGCGCCGATGACTCTCGCGCTCTCACCAGTGAGCAACAGTGCACTCGACAAGGCGGATGCAACCTTCTACGGACGCACCGTGCGGATGACGTTGAAGGCGAATTATCCGAATATGGAAATCAAGACGGCTGTGCAATATCAGACGTCATCTGGCGAACTCGTGCAGTTGATCTGCCGCGAAGTCGACGGAAAGCAAACCGCCGAAACCGCGTTCAGCGTAAAGATGCGCGCGCATGCGGTGGTTGTCGGGCACAGCTCGTGGTCGCAGAAAAAGAGCCAAAGTACATATGGAACAATCATTTACTACCCGTATGGGATTGCTTCTTTGATCGGTGCGTAATCTTCGAGCGGGACAGTTCGCCTCCAGCAACCCCCGCTCAGTTCTTCTCGCCGGGGCCTTGGCGTATCGCGCCGACGGCCCCGACGGTGTTCAAGTAGGTGTTTTCGGTTGGGCTGATCCGAATACCGGGCTGGTCGACAATGTCCGAACTCTGTCTCGGCAACGCCTCGGCCTCATTCTTCCCATCATTGGTTTCCGTACGATCCCACGCTTGTGGGATGTTATTCCCCCGGGTTACGAAGTAACACTGGCCTCTGCGGGCGATTTCGTCGTTTCATTTCCCGGTGGCGCGGTTGTCGGTCAGGACGTGCGAGCGTCTCTACTTGACGGCTCGCCAGTTTCCGGGGAGACTTCCGGCACTGAGGGCACTCCTTGGGTGGTCATGCAAAATGCGGCACCCGGTGAACTCTGCGTCATATCTAGCTGGAGTCGCATGCAATGAGTACAGATGTCGTCATCGTCGCTTGTAAATTACCTGCCGGTCTCATTATCGAGGTTGGCACGCTTGGTCAGGATGACCATTACCGTGTGGAAGTCGCTGGTCCAAACACCTCGCTCCGCACTGGTCGTCCCGGCGGAATTCTTGTCGGGGGCTATGCGTTCTCGCCGGTTCGTCGCGATGCGTGGGCCGAATTCGTTCGCACCCACAAAAACGCCGCGTATTTGAAGAATCGCGCCGTGTACGCCGAAGATTCGCTCGACAAGGCACAGGCCGCCGCGTTGACTGACGGCAACACCCTACTCGGCTTCGAGCGTTTGAATCCCGATAAATTGCCGGATGGCCTTGAGCCGGATGCGGACCACTTGAAGGCTGCTAAACGCGAAGCCTCGAAACTGAACGCCGGACTCCCGGAGTAACGTGACGATCGCAGCTTGCCCACCGCCGAGTACTCCTATTCACGGGGTCGTGACTTTCGTCCCCGGCGACTTCAAAACCGCGTATCCGGAATTCGCCACGATTGCCGATGCGGTACTCATGGCGAATTTCTCTCTTGCGACACTGCAACTCAACAACTCATGCGGCTCGACCGTTTGTGATGCTCCGCTTCGTGAGCTGCTTCTGAACCTGCTTGTTGCCCATATCACCACGTTGCGCAACGGCGCGAACGGCCAGCCGGCTCCTGGCATGGTCGGGCGCATTGGTTACGCGATCGAGGGAAGCGTGGCGGCTACCGCCGAGATGGGGCCGCAAGTTTACGGGCAGGGGTATTACAGCCAAACGCAGTGGGGGTCTGCATATTGGGCCAGTACTTCCCGTTGGAGGCAGGCCGTTTACGTGCCGGCGCCAGTCACTTGTGCGGACATACTCGTTCCAGGTTTTTTCCCTACTCCCCGATGGTGATCGCTTGTGCGAGCCATCTTTTCCACTGCCGATGCTAAGAGAACCTTAGAGCGAGCGTTGATGAAGCGCTACAAAGCGCTCACGTCGGCGAAAGACGTCGATGTCGGATTCTTTCCCCAACACACCCACCCCGAGGCACACGTGCCGGTGGCGACCGTTGCTGCATGGCAGGAGTGGGGGACCAATGGCCTCCATCCAACGCCGCCTCGGCCGTTCATGCGGTACTCGATAGAAAACTATTCGGCTGAGTGGGCGGAGATAATTCGGGTATCATTGAAGGCGACCAATTACGACGCTAAGGCGACACTGACAGCTGTCGGACAGCTCGTGACAATGAGGATCCAGGGCGTCATTAAGACTTGGTCAGAGCCGCCCAATGCGCCTTCTACGGTCGCAGCGAAGGGCTTTAACAACCCGCTGATCGAGACTCAGTACATGGTGCGACACGTGACTTACAAGGTGAACACGAAATGAATTTGCACGCAGTGACTCGAGGCACGATTACTTCGGTGAATGCCGATCAGATCGGTATCTGGCGCAAGTCGACCGGTAACAGTGTCACCCCCGGCGGTCGCGTCATTCCGCTTTACGACGACGTAACCCCTGTTCCGATTCAGGTTCAGGCGCTCTCGGGCCGCGATCTGCGGCATGTCAACTATCTCGGAGTGCAAGGCGTGCGCCGATCGGTTTACATGTATGGCAACGTACAGGGGATCAATCGGCCGAATAATCAAGGTGGAGACCTGTTAGTATTTGCCGAGGTCCCAGGCGACACGTCGAAGACCTGGCTCGTCGCGATCGTATTCGAAACATGGCCCGACTGGTGTCGCGTTGGAGTTTCCTTGCAGGTGCCGACGTTCGGAATCACTACGGAATCCGGCATATCTATCACAACGGAGAGCGGCGAAGTGCTGCGAACAGAATGAAAAAGCTATTTTATACATTGACGGCTATTCTCGGTTTGTCAATCTGCGGATTGACGTTTGCGGATGTTCCAATTTCTGGACTGCCCGCCGGCACGACTCTCGGGGGCACCGAAGCGATTCCCGCGGTGCAAACGGCGGTTACGGTCAAGACGACTCCGGCCGCGATCAACACGTATGTCCAAGGCCAACTTACCTCGGCAATAGTGATCGGCAAATTCACCGGATGTAGCGGCATTAAATATCTCGGCGCAGATGGTGCGTGCCATACCGTTCCCGGTGGCGGCGTTACGAGCGTGGCACTTACCGCCCCCGCCGGATTTAGCGTTACGGGTTCCCCAATCACTTCTAGCGGCACCCTGGGGATAACGGGTACTTTGAGCCCCTCCGCAGGGGGCACCGGGGCTACAACCCTTAGCGGCGTGCTAAGAGGCAACGGGACATCAGCAATCGATTCGGCAGCGGCCTCGGATGTCGTCAGTCTATGGTCGGGCACATGTAATGGGTCTTCTTTCTTACGTGGCGACGGGGCATGTGTTGCGGTGGCGGGTGGCGCGACTCTGGGCGCAAACACTTTCACTGGCCGACAAACGGTAAGCTATAGCAATCCGAGTATCGACTACTATTCGACTTCGGGAACATCTGAGGAACATTGGTGGCGAACCGAGGTAAGCGCGGCGGGAGACACATGGCGATTAGCGGGCGTATCAGATAACGGTCTAACCGTTTTCGATGTAATTTCGGCGACCCGCTTTCACAATTCCATCATACAGATTGACCTAGCCGGACCGACTCAGGCGGACGACACGTTTAGTTTTGGAGCGGAAGTAGGCTTCAGCACCCAGGTAAGTAGCACGGCTGCGGCAGGGGACAACGACAACTATAACCCCGGCGGCTCGATTGGATCGCGCACCTATTTTCGGTTGACGGCAGATGCTGGCGGATCGAACATTACCGGATTTCAGTCTGCCGCTACGCGCACCGTTAAATACCTCTGGAATGTCGGTACGGTTGGCAATATCGTGCTTAAAAATAATGCTGCGGGGTCAAGCGCCGGAAATAAGATTTTGACACCGGGTGCGGTGGATTTTACGGTGCGGCCGGGCGGTGGCTGGATGATGATTTATGACGGCTCAAGTTCTGTTTGGCGCATCATGTCGAATTAGGCTATGGCCATCATTGTCACGCCCACTCTCGATGAAGTGATGACGAAGGTTCGTGCCTTCCTTATCGCTATTGTTCCCGCGGGAACGCCTGTCATTCGAGGTCCGGTTAATCGCGCGGCGCAACCGGCGGTCGATCACATCATTTTCACACCAATCATGCGGAATCGCTTGCGGACCAACCTGCATGAAGACGACTCGGTTACTCAGGAAACGACAATTGAAGAGGGGGCAAAGGTCACTGTACAGTTTGATTTCTATGGAGAAAACGCCGGAGACTGGTCGGCATCGGCCGAAACGCTGTGGCGTGACGAATATGCATGCGACATATTGTCTCCGGAGGCACAACCGCTGTACACTGATACGGCAAACATGGTGCCCCTAGTAACTGGGGAAGATCAGTTTTTGGAACGGTTCGTTTTAACCGCGACTCTTCAGTGGAACGTGCGTGTCACAGTGACACAGCAATCCGCGAATGTCTTGGACTACGATCTGATAAACGTTGACGTGAGGTTTCCGCCAGTATGAAAGCTATTCCCGCAAGTGAGATCGTACGGGTCGTTCCGAGCGTGCTCGCGCCGGCCGGTCTCGGCCTATCGTTGAACTCTGTGTTTATCACCGAAGACACGACGATCCCAAACGGCGACGTATTGGAGTTCCCGAATCTCCAAGCTGTCAAAAATTTCTTCGGTTCGACGAGCGATGAAGCTACGATGGCTGCGGTCTATTTCGCGGGCTTCGAAGGCGCATCGATTCTGCCGAGTACGTTATTTTTCACGCGTTGGCTGGCCGGCAATGCCCCTGCGTATTTGCGCAGCGGTTCGCTCGCCGCATTGACGCTTGCGCAACTTCAGGCTTTTAGCGGAACGATTACGATCGTCGTGGATGGTATCTCTACCGTTTCCGCCGCGATCAATTTGTCGTCCGCGACGAGCTTTAGTAACGCAGCCGCACTGATTCAAACGGGTATCCGTACGGGTACGCCGAGCAATACGATTTCGTGCAGCTATGATGCGCAGCTTCACTCTTTCGTTATTACGTCGTCTACGTCAGGCGCGTCGAGCACGATCGCTTACCCGACGACTGCCGCTTTCGCAACCAATTTGAAAATCACCGCAGCGACAGGCGCTGTGCTGTCCCAAGGTGGCGGCGCATCGGTCGCGGCAGATGTTCTCGACAACGTCGTTGCGACCACGCAAAATTGGGCGCTGTTCACGACCGTCTTCGCCGCCAGCGCGGGCGAGCTGTTAGCATTTGCCAATTGGGCGAATACCACGAGCGATCGTTACGCTTTCGTCGGCTGGGATACCGATACGGGCCCGACGCTTTCCGCAGATGACACGGGCAGTTTCGGCAACCTCACTTTGGACCTCAATGGCCGTATCGCCGTTTGGGGCGAGACCATTGCTTCGGCAAGCGAAAAGGGCGCGTTCATTTGCGGCGTCACCGCCTCGATCAATTTCCTCGAAACGCAAGGCCGTATCACGTACGACTTCAAACGCCAGTCCGGCTTGACAGTCGACGTGACAGATTCCACGGTCGCGCAAAACCTGCTCGCAAACGGCTACAATTTCTACGGCAACTGGGCGACGGCGAATAATCAGTTCCGTTTCCTTAACAATGGTCAGATCTCCGGCGAATGGCTGTGGATCGATAGCTACGTGAATCAAATCAAGCTCAACAGCGATCTGCAACTCGCGTTCATGGTTCTGTTGACTAGTGTCAAGGCGATCCCCTACAACGCGCGCGGATACAATTTGATTCGGGCTGCGGCGGCGGATCCTATCAATAACGCATTGAATTTTGGTTCGATCCAACCTGGAGTCCAGCTCTCCGCGTTGCAGATCGCGGAGATCGACACGTCTGCTGGCGTGAGCGGCGCAGCGCGGGCAATTCAACAGTTTGGATATTTCCTTCAGGTGAAGCCGGCGGACCCGAGCGTGCGTCCTTCGCGCGGATCACCACCGATAACGCTGTTTTATGCCGATGGCGGATCGATCCAGAAGATCGACCTCGCAAGCATTGATGTTCTTTAATAGGTGAGGCCATGACCGATATTACCTCTGCAAATGCAGTTCTTACAATCGCGCCGCGTACCGCCGGTCTAATCGGATCGGGTGGGGCGTTCACCGTTGAAGGGTTCGCCAGCGATAGCGCGTTTATGGCGGAAGATGTGGATGTCGCCGAAGCCCGGATAGGCGTTGATGGCAAAGCATCGTTCGGCTACACGCCGTATCTGACGAAACAGACGATCACGTTACAAGCGGATAGCCCGTCAATCACGTTGTTTGAGGCCATCGTCGGCGCGCAGAATACTTTGCGCCAACCGATGATCCTCGACCAAGTGCTTTCCATCCCGTCACTCGCGAAAAACTACGTTTTCACGAAAGGCGCGATGACTCGACTGACTCCGTTTCCGCCGGGAAAGAAAGTTCTCGAACCGGTTAGTTACGAGCTAACTTGGGAAGTGGTTGCGGCAGTGCCTCTCTAAGCGTACAGTGCTCCCAGCTTTAACCCTAGGAGCATGAATGCGTAAAGAGAAAATCATCACGATCACAGCTGAAGGTCGAGACCGTGGTAAAATGTTTAGGCTTACCGAATTTAGCGCGGATGTCGGGGAACGATGGGCGTTCCGTGCGCTGCTTGCCCTCTCCCGAGGCGGAATGCAGCTCCCCGAAGGAATCTTCGACGCCGGCATGCCCGGTCTTGCATCGGTCGTTCCATATCTCGTCATCGTCGGCTTGCGTTCTTTGCACGCCGCATCGTGGGCCGAACTCGAACCACTGCTCGATGAGATGATGTTCTGCATCAAGTACCAGCCGCCCGGCGCTTTACCTGCGCAAGATTTGATCGGCGGAATGAATGGCCAGATTGAAGAAATCCGTACGCGGGTCATGCTGCGTCAGGAAATCTTGGAACTGCATGTGGACCCTTCTCTCGCCGCCGTACTCCAGAGTTCGGATCAGCCGGCCGAACAGCAAAAGGAATCGGCGGCACCAAAGGCTATGCGAAGTACGTAAACGTGCGGCCGATCATAGCCGCGCTTGTCTCTGCCGAAATGGCAACGTTCCATGAGCTACAGACGGTGTATTCTGTAGTGGACGCGTATGACATGTTCGAGATCCTCCAGGTGAATAATCACAACGCGCGGGTCTCTCGTTCGAAGGTGAAATAGTGTCTGGCACAGTCATAGAACAGCTCACGACTAAACTCGGTCTCGACGTCTCCGACTTCAAGAAGGGGATCGGTGAGGCCAAGAAGTCTATGGACGACCTGAAGGGCGGTGCGGAGGAATCTGGCAACGCCATCGGGGGGATGATAGGTGGTGTCGCGAAGAAGGCCACAGGCAGTCTAGGTATGCTCGGGTCGGTGCTCGGCAAGAGCGGTATGGTCGGACTAGGAATTGGCGCTGCTATCTACATGGGCAAAAAGCTCGATGATGCGCTCTTTAAAGTCGCGGTAAGTTTACGCCAGGTTTCTATCGAGTCAAAAAACGTCGGGCAGAGCGCTGCGGGTTTACGGAATCTGCAAAATGCTTCGGTTTTGGCGGGCGGGTCTATCGAAGACGCCGCGCAAACCGTGGGCGACCTTCAGAAATCTTTATTCAATCTCCGTTTCAACGGGCAGGTATCCGACCAGATCGTAATGCTTTCACGTCTCGGAGTGCAGTTCCAAGACTCGTATGGCCGCGCTCGCGAGTTTAACGACGTGATGCTGGATACTGCGGCAGCACTTGAGAAAGCTCAAAAGAATGGTGAGATGACTCGCCCGGAAGCGGCAATCTTCGCTCAACAAGCCGGGTTTACGGGGGGTATGCAGCAGCTAGTATTGTCTGGTCCCGCCGGAGTCCAAGCGGAACTTGCAAAACAGCGTGCTCGAACACAGATCAATGACAAGATGATCGGGGCAGGAACAGCGTGGGTGCGCGATAGCGCCAGTATGGGTCAGGCGGGCGAGGCGGAGTTAGGGAACAAAAGTGTCGGGGCCTTCGGGTACGGACGCGCCGCAGCGGACCGGGGGCTAGAAGCCGCCGGCAAGTACACGATGGATTTCCTCACCGCGGCCGGCGACAAACTCAGCGCCGCGGTGGACCGTTTGACTAATTTCTTGAGCGGGCTATTTGGTGGCGCTAAACCCCCTGCGGAGCCGGTATCGCAGTTGAGCGGTGTGACCGGTCGCGGTGGCTCGCGCATGGTGGGCGCGAACGCCTGGCATTCGACGATCGCCGCAGCGGCAAAGCGCAATGGAGTCCCCGAAGAGATTCTTACAGGCCTCATCCGCAAAGAAAGTAGCTTTGACCCTAGCGCGGTGGGCAAGCCCACTCCGTCCGGTACGGCGCGCGGTATCGCTCAAATTCTTCCCGGAACAGGGAAGGAACTCGGCGTAACGCCTGGTCAAAATGCGGCGGCCGATATAGACGCCGCTGCCCGTTACTTAAAGCAACTACATGATCAAGCGGCAACTTCCGGAATGGCGTCTGGAAACGTCATGCCGTGGGTCGTGGCGACGAGCGCGTATCATGCCGGCATGGGGAATGTGCGCAGCGGAAAGAACATTGGGCCTGAAAGTCTCGCATATTCAGGTCAAGTGATGCAAGGTCTTCCGGGGTTCGAGGAAGCGGCGCGGGGTTTCCGTCCCGGTTCCGACGGGGCGACGATCACCAACGAAATTCAGATCGATCAAATCACCGTTCAAACTCAGGCAACGGACGCCGACGGGATCGCCGGTAGTATCGGTGATGCAGCGCGGCGTAAGTTACTCACGGCGCAAGCCGAAACAGGTATTCAGTAATGCCGCGTATTCAATTTCCAAACGTGCCAAATGTGCCCGGAGTGCCGCAGCTGTTGCGCCGGCTTCCGAGTGCGCCGCCGACGATCATCGCTACGATCGCGGGCGCTGCATCGCTCGTTCGTGCGTTTCTATCCAAGAGCCAATGGGGTGTCTTCGCTCACGTCGAGCCGAGTACAGGCGAAACTACCCGAGCGCCCGATGGGACTGTTCGACTTCCCGAAGTGATCGTGGTCGCGAAGCGCGTGCCGGTAGTGACTCCGGACAGCTTCCTCACTTTCGATTTCAACCAAGATTGGAGTGTATCGACGGCGCCCACTCAGAAAGGCGCATTTGCCGATTACAATCGTGTCGCGAGTCCGTTTGAAATTCAGCTACGGATGTTCAAAGGCGGCACGCTCACGGAACGTAAAAACTTTCTGCAACAGATCGATGATCTCGGTACGACGAAGCTCTACGATATTTTCACACCCGAGAAGACTTACTTGAATTGCAATTTCATTCGCGCGGAAATTTCGCGGAAAGGTGAAAAGGGCGCTTACCAGTTGAATATGGTGGACGTGTTCTTCCGTGAGATTCGTCAGATCGTGCCAGCATATACGAAGACCGTGATCGCTGCTCCGGCAGATCCGTCGGCCCGGCAGCAACAAAACAATGGCACGCAGCGGGGAGTTGCGACGACAACGACACCTCCTCCCTCGGTGACGCGATGATTCAAATTCCTCTTTCAGCTATCCCGAGTCAGAGCCTGTCGATTCGGTTGGGCGGGCAGCCGTGCCAGATCGCTTTGCGACAGAACGGCGCGTTCCTCTACTTCACGCTTCTCTTGAACAACGTTCCGATCGTCACATATCGAGCATGCTGCAATCGACAACGCCTATTAATTGACGCCAAGTATAAGGGGTTTATCGGCGACTTTATGTTCGTCGATCAGTCTCCTGCGGACGAGCCACCAGCGTTCGAGGGATTGAACACCCGTTGGATTTTCTACTACCTCTCTGCCAATGAGTGATATCACTTGTCCTTTCTGCGGCGAAACTGAGTTCGACAAAGTCGGGCTGAAATCGCATTTGCAGCGCGGCTACTGCGAGCCGTTTGAGTCGCTTGAAAGGCTTCCCCGTCTTTTCACCCCACACGTAGTTGACGCCGATGAGTAGCTTCACGGTCAAGCGACTGCGCATCACGTTGATTCTCGCTGCGAATGCGAACATATCGTTTACATCCACCGGTGACAACACGCTCATCCTTGTAGGTAATCGGGTCTCTGCTAAAGTGATGTCGAACGCTCGGCAAGCAACGCAGATGTCGATCCGCATTTGGGGAATGCTTCTAGCCGACATGGACGCGATGACCGCTGCGTGGATTGACCCCGCCTCGATTCGGAACAACATGATTACGCTCGAAGCCGATAACGGCGATGGATTTCGTCCCGTGTTTCAAGGGACGATCCTCGAAGCGCAACCGGATTTTCGTTCGGCTCCCGACGTACCGTTTCAAATACTTGCGACGATTCGGTATTTTGAACAGATCAATATCATCGAGCCCTTGAGCTATAAGGGCGACGTTGATATCGCCGTGATCGGCCGCTACCTGGCCGGTAAGTTGGATATGAACTACGACCAAGCTCCGAATATGAAAGCGACGCTCACCGATCCGTACTTTCCAGGCTCATTGTGGGTGCAACTCAACAATGCGTGTAAAGCTGCGCGCGTCGATTACTATTTCCTCGGCGACCGGCTTGTGTTCACGCCAATTGGAGAAGTGTTCGATGCGAAGCCGGCGGTGGTGCTCTCTCCCGATACGGGATTGCTAGGTTACCCAATCTACTCGCGACGTGGGCTTCAGGTCACGGCGATTTTCGATTCAGCGTTCCTGTGCGGAACGGCAATTGAGATCAAAGAGAGTTTGGTGAAGGGTGCCAATGGCCGGTGGTTCCCTTACGCAATCGAACATTCGCTCGAAGCGGAACTTCCAAATGGCAAATGGATCAGCTCGCTCAATTGCCTTCGAGCCGGATCATGAACGAAGCTACCTCCCAACAAACAGCATCTGACTCGGCTACCGAGTTTGCGACGCTCCAATTCATCATTGCATCGTACGTGGCGCAATTAGCGACCGCTACCCTGGTCCGGGTGGTCTCCTGCACGAATTCGGGCGGGGTCTCCCCGTGGGGAATGGTCGACGTGCAGCCCGTGATCGCACAGCTCGCCGGAGACAATACAGCGGTCCAGCATCAACGCTTGTTCCGGTTGCCTTACTGTCGCATCCAGGGTGGGAAGAACGCAGTAATCATCGATCCTGAGGCTGGGGACCTGGGCGTGGCTATCTTCGCATCTCGAGACATTAGCTCTCTGAAGAAGCAGGAGGCCATCGATCAGGTGGCCTCGGGCGATCTCCGCGGCGTAACCCCCTCAAGTGATCGCCAATTCAGCATGGCGGACGGATTATACTTGGGTGGCGTCCTTAACGGGACCCCTGAGCAATTCGTTCGATTCAGCACAGGGCAGATCGAGGTACTTGCTACGATGAAGATTCGTCTCGTGGCACCGACGGTCGAGATCGCCGCGAGCACCAAATTTCAAGTCGATGCCGGTGAGATCGCGGAGACAGCCGACGGCAGCTTCACCGTGAACGCGGATACGATTTCGGAGACGGCGGATAGCGCGATTACGATCGATTCGCCGTCGAACGACATCAAAGGTGGTGGCACCAAGATCGACAACAAGCCGTTCTTGCCGCATACACATAGCGGCGTCACGCCGGGCGGCGGGACATCTGGACCAGTGGTATGAAGACTGCACTTCTCGATATTACGGAATGGGACATCGTGCTCGACGCGGCGGGAAACCTCGCGATTGCGACGGAGCCCTATCAGTTTGCGCAGGATGTCGCCAGCGCGATCAAATTATTCCTCGGCGAACTTTGGTACGATATCAACAAGGGTGTTCCGTATTTTACGGATGTTCTGGGACATAACCCGCCAATCACGTATTTCCAGGCGCTCATGGAGGCGGCGGCGCTCACGGTGCCGGGCGTCATGGCGGCGACTTGCAATATCTTTCAACTTGAGAACCGCACCCTCTCGGGCGAGGTTCGTTTCACAACCGCTACCGGCCAAACCGGCATCGTGGCGATAGGCGCATAGGCATGAGCACGAACGTACCAAAAATTCAATTCACTCTGACAGGGCTTACTGTTCCACCAGTGTCGGCGATCCTCGACGGCGTGTTGACGGATTGGGATACGGCGTTTGGCGGCGGGATGAACAAGTCCCTCGAAACTCCCCAAGGACAAATTTGCAGCTCGACCGCTGCGATCATCGCAGACAACAACGCAGTGATGGCGGAGCTTGTGAACCAGATCGATCCGGATACGGCGTCGGGATTCATGCAGGATTGCATCGCGCGTATCTACTTCATCGATCGCATTCCCGGCGCACCGACGGTTGTCGACTGCGTCGTGACCGGCGCGCTCGGGACGATCATCCCAATCGGTGCGCAAGCGCAAGACACGAGCGGCAACATCTATAGCTCACTCCAGCTCGTGACGATTCCGGTGGGCGGCTCGATCTCCTGCCAGTTTGCGAACGTGGTGGACGGTCCGATCCCGTGTCCCGCAACGACGCTGAATGCTATTTATCGGGCGATCCCTGGATGGGACGCGATCAACAACGTGTCCGGCGGCGTCCTCGGGCAGAACGTGGAAACGCAAGCCGCGTTCGCGTATCGCCGCGCTCAATCCGTTGCGCTCAATGCGCAAGGATCGTTGCAGGCGGTTTATGCCGCAGTGTTCGACGTCGAGGACGTTGACGACGTGTACGTATTTGAGAATTTTACGAACGGCACAATCCTAGTCGGGTCGACGGATTATCCCTTGGTAGCTCATTCGCTTCTCGTGTCGGTGGTCGGCGGCACCGACACGGATGTTGCGAATGCGATCTTCACGAAGAAATCTCCGGGCTGCGACATGAATGGCAACACGCCGGTCGTCGTGTTCGACACGAGCGGTTACGACCCGCCGTTTCCGCAGTACCCGATCACGTTCCTGCGACCTGATCCATTGGCATTCAAATTTATCGTGAACATACAGGACAGTCCGGGGCTGCCCAGCAATATCACTGACCTCGTGAAAGCGGCGGTGATAGACACATTCAACGGAATCTCAAATGGCGGAAACCGAATACGCATCGGTTCGTTGCTTCTCGCATCTAAGTTCTACCGAGAAATTCTGGACATCGGTCCGGAAGTCTCATTGCTATCCGTATTCTTGGGGCCGGTCACGGCGGATCAAACCTCGTTCTTGATTGGTGTCGACCAAGCCCCCACCGTTGACGCCGCGGACATCTCTGTCGTACTCGTATGATCGACCACGGCCGAACAATTATTTCGCAGTACGGAGTGGCGCTGACGCTCCAAGCGATCATTGAGGACCTCAATGACGCTCTCGATCCGCGAGTCAATGTCGCTGAGTTCCAAGATGCAATCTGGAACGTCAACACGGCGACAGGTTTCGGTCTCGATATATGGGGGAAGATCGTCGGTATCTCACGGCTGTTACGCATCCCAGGGAATCTAAACACGTTCGGGTTCACGAATACCTCGGTTCCCGCCGATTGGCGTCCTTTCGGCCAAGGGACGTTCTATACGGGCACTACGACGTCGCAGACCTTCCTACTGCCCGATGACGCCTATCGGACCTTGGTGCTCACAAAAGCCCTGGCAAACATCGTGCGGACCACTTCGCCGGCCATCAATGCGCTCTTACGCAATCTATTCCCTGGTCGCGGACGATGCTATGTCATTGATTCCGGCGGCATGGCTATGGTCTTCGTTTTTGAATTTGACTTATCGATGGTAGAATATGCGATATTGACGCAGTCCGGGGTTTTGCCTCATCCGACTGGCGTGCGATATTCCGTGACCGTCATTCCGACCGGAGGCACGTTTGGCTTTGCGGAACAGGATGCGCTACCGTTCAACGATGGAACGTTCAATATGCCTCCAACTCCTTGAGCCTGAGCTATGCCAATCCCAGCAACAGTGTTTCTCCCGCAGCCGTTCGCTAATAACGCGGACCCGGCGTTTATCAATTCGATACCTAACACCGGCGGCGTTGGCCCGGAGGCAACGTGGAATCTCGGCTTTCCGCCAACCACGATGCAGGAAGAGGTCAGCGGGGGGAAACCGCCACTAGGCCAAGACTTCAACGGCATTTTGAACGCGTTGAGCACGCACGTATTCGCGCAGCAGGCGGGCCAACTCTATCGCTACGCCGCGAACGTATCGACTGCGATCGGTGGGTACCCGGTGGGGACAATGTTGGGAATGGCCGACGGTGCCGGGGCTTGGCTGAACTTAAATGCGGCGAATACCACGGACCCCGACGGCGGCAGTCCTTCGGGTTGGTTTCCGATTTTTGCCCCAGGCATTACTCCAGTTACCACTACTGGGGGGACCACAACGTTAACAGCGGAACAAAGTCGCAGAGGTATAATTTATATTGGCGGCGCATTGGCGAGCAATGCTTTCGTCAATTTTCCCGATTACACATCTGGACAACGTTGGCTCATAGCCAACAACACCTCTGGATCTTTCACGCTAACTGTAAAAACTACCTCTGGAAGCGGCCCTATTATTCCGCAAGGGGGAACTAACGCGCCGACCGAAGTGTATAGCAACGGAACAAACCTGCACCCAACGGTAGCGCCGCTCAGTATCCCGATCGACCAGGCTCCGACAGCGCTAACCATCGCGCAACGGACGAATGCGGGCTACCTGCTTGCGGCTTACTTCAATCAGAATAGCGCTTTAGAAAACCCAGCTGTCGGTTCTATTTTCGTGCAGAACGCAGCGGCTGACGGGTATTTACGCAAAATCAGCATTCTCAATTTCGAAGCACAATTGATCTTGTCGAATATCAGTGGGCAGGTCGTCGACGCGCAAGTGCCGGTAAGTGCCGTCAATCAATACCGATCGACGATCCTCAACAACTCGGCGTTAACCGGCGCGGCAACTGCGGTCACGCAAGCGTCTGGGGATAACACCGCGCTGCTCGCCACAACCGCATTCGTACAAAGCGCAATCCTAAGCGGGCCTACTCGTTCGTGGCAGGATGTGACGATTAGTCGCGCACTCGGGACTACATTTACCAATGCTTCTGGAACGACAATTCAGGTGCTGATTGTGGTTAGTAGTACGGGTGCAAGCGCTTCATGTCATCTTATCCTCGACGGAATTGATTTTCCCATTTTCGGTAATGCTATCGGCGGTACGTTTATCGCACCGGTTAGTTTTGATGTTCCGCCGGGAGGTGCATATACCATTTATCAATCGGCCGCAACCATAGTTATCGACCGTTGGATGGAGCTTCGACCATGAGTCTTGTTTATCCTCCGAGTATCTCAGTTCCATTCGCTCGCGATGCGGTAGCCCCGTATATCCGCGTCGTTCCGGTGTCTTCGCAGATCGGCATCCAGAATGGCGCCGCGTCCTGGGCAACTGGATTCGTCCCGCTCAACATGACACTGAAGACCGCAGGCGGCACCGCCCCGTTCGGCAGCGATATGAACGGCGTGATGAATGTTCTATCCGCCAATATCCTGTGGGTAGCAGCGGGCGGCGCATTTGTCTTTAACAGCAATATCGTTACAAATGCGAGCGGGTACTCTTTTGGCGCCATAGTTGTTAGCGCGGTATTTCCCGATTTGTTTTTTTGGAGTACGAAAAATAACAATACGACAGATCCAGACGTTACCCCCGGCACGGATTGGATCGCATTTCACCCATTGTCTAATACTACTTCATTGGTGCAGCATGTTGCGGTGGCCCCGGAGACAATTGACGACGCGCCGATTCTCGGGAGTACCGGCCTTTACGAAATTGACACGACGGCCGGTGCGGTTGACATCACCGGTCTTCAGGCGCGACAGGATGGACAAACCGTGACTATTTGCAACGTCGGAACTGGCGGAAATTTGTTGACGCTCAAAGCGAATGATTCGGGGTCTAACAACGCGAATCGTTTCCGCGTCGTCACCGACCTATCGATTACGGATGGAGACAGCATCACAGTAAGATGGTTTTTGTCTGCCAGTAACGGCAAATGGCTTAAAATTTAAGGTGGGATTTCGGGAGAATCTTATGCGAAAAATTTCTGTTTTCATTTTGAGTTTGTTGCTAGCGGTTCAAGCAGATGCGGGAACCTTTAGTCTATTTTCCCCTGCCACCGGTGTGCTAAAAGGCAATACTTCAACTTACGTTACGACGGCTGCGGTATCCTCGGATATCACAGGGTTGTTTACGGGCACGTGTAGCGCCACAACATTTCTACGCGGCGATGGTCAGTGCGCAGTTGCCGGTAGCGGCGGGACACCGGGCGGTTCGAATAGCCAAGTGCAATACAACGCGAGCGGTGCTTTTGGCGGCGATTCGGGAATGACGTTTAACCCGACGTTAAAAATTTTTACATTAGGAACTACGGCAACAGCAGGAACAATTAAGCCTCCAGATAACGGTGCGGGTGCCGGTACGAGTATTACGTTGAAAGGTGGAGACTCGACAAGTGGTGCGGGCAGTGCAGTGTTTATTACTGGGGGTAGTCGGACGGGCGCCACCACTACTGCGCCGACTGCCGGCCGTGTGATTATCACAGGCGGCCCCGGAGGAACTACAGGTGGGCGTGGCGGCCTCGTGCAGTTAAATGGCGGCGCGCCTGCGACCGGATTTAATGGACTAGGGGGCGGCATAAATATCAATGCTTCAGCAGGTGATGGTTCCGGGAGTGGCGGTTCGGTTGCAGAAGCCGCTGGAAATGGTGGAACTACGGGTGCGGGTGGTTTTCTCACATATCAATCGGGTGCGGGCAATGGCGGAGGCGCATCCGGCGATATCACTTTTATTGCTCCGCCTGCTATTGGAGGCGGTACTAACGGTCGAATATTTTTTCAAACAAATGGGGCTACTCAATTTGAAATCGACGGAAGTGGCGCGTGGCTTGTACAAAGTAGCGCAGGTAGTGCTGGACAGCCCTTAGTCACCAATGGCACAGGGGCATCACCTTCATGGGGTTCGATCAATCTGGCAACTGGAGTTTCGGGAAATCTTGCGGTAGCTAACGGTGGAACCGGAGTGAATACTTTAACCGGACCACTTAAAGGTAACGGCGCGTCGCCGTTCACTACCGCACTAGCCGCAGACATCGTAGGGCTATTCACTGGATGCAGTGGCGTGCAGTATCTTGGCGCCGATGGTGCTTGCCACAATACGGCCGGTGCAGGAACAGTTACGAGTGTTGCACTAAGTGCGCCTGCGATTTTTAGTATTACCGGTTCGCCCGTGACGACAAGTGGAACGCTTGGTCTTGTCGCAGCGGGTACGTCTGGGGGCATCCCATATTTTGATTCGGCTACTACGCTCGCAAGTTCGGCGGCGTTGACAGCGAACCGCATTATTCTCGGTGGCGGCGCGGGCGCAGCGCCGGTCGTACTCGGATCACTCGGTACGACTAGTACTGTGCTGCATGGTAATGCGGGTGGTGCACCCGCATTCGGAGTGATTGCCTTGGCCTCCGAAGTCGGCGGGACACTTCCGGTTGCAAATGGTGGAACAGGTGTTACTACGTCGACTGGAACTGGCAATGCAGTATTAAGCGCTTCGCCGACACTTACCGGCACTGTTACCGCTACGACGATTGCGGCTACCACAGTCACAGTCGGAGGTAATAGTGTTTGTCAATCGACCGGCACTAACTGTCCGAGTGCATCAGCAGGTGGCGCCAATACCCAAGTGCAATACAATGCGAGTGGAGTCTTAGCGGGATCGGCCGCGTATACTTTTAATTCGGGAACGGGCGCGGTTTCCGCAACATCGTTTGCGGGTTCCGGTGCTGCGCTCACTGCATTGGATGCGGGAAATATTTCCGCAGGCGTACTGCCGGTCGTACATGGCGGTACCGGTACGACTACATCGACTGGAACCGGTAGTGTTGTACTGAGCGTTTCACCGACGCTGACAGGTACAGTGACGGCCGCCACTGTAGCGGCTACGACCCTGACCGGTGCGGGATCAGGCATCACGAATCTAGACGCCGGAAATGTATCTGCGGGAATACTCGCAGTTGTACGCGGCGGCACTGGTACGACAACTTCAACCGGTACAGGAAATGTAGTGCTCAGTGCTTCACCTACATTTACGGGTACGATAACCGGGGGCACGTTCAGCGGTACGCATACCGGTGACGGATCGGCGCTGACTTCGCTCAACGGATCGAATATTTCGAGCGGCACAGTTGCGGCGGCGCGCGTCGCGAACATTGATGTCGCTGCGACAGGTAACGGCGGAATTACGGGCACACTTCCTGTTGCACATGGTGGCACGGGCGTAACGACTTCGACCGGCACAGGGAATACTGTGCTAAGCGCATCGCCTACGTTGACTGGCACTGTGACGGCTGCGACTGTGGCCGCAACTACGGTCACTGTGGGCGGTAACAATGTATGCCAATCGACCGGAACGAATTGTCCGAGCGGGGTTATCCCCCATGTTGCATTCGGTTCTTTCACAGTCAGCGGCGCCTGCACTGTCGTGACTGCATCAAGCAGTGGTATTAGTTCTTGTACTTACAATGGCGCGGGCAATTTAAGCATTGCTTTTACCGCTACGACAGGATCGGGCGGATGGACCTGCACGGCTAGCTCGTCGTTTAACGGTAGCGCTCTTGTCATGCGAGTCAGTGGTGCTTCTTCGACTGGGACTAATGTGTTCTCGTACAACTCTACAACCGGAACAGCGTCAGACTCTGACTTTAAGTTGACCTGTATGGGCAATTAGCTTATGAGCGAAGAAATTCATCGCGCGATCGGTCGTCTCGAAGGGGAAATGACCGCCATGCGCACAACGATGTCGGGCTTCGATATGAAGATCGATCGAGTGATCGTTCAGACCGCAGCGATTCAGGCCGAACGGGAAGCCGACCGCAAACGCCACACACGAATCGTTGCGATCGTGACGACCGTCGGCACGTTCATCGGAGCGGTAATCGCCAAATTGTCGGGGCATGCATGAACGTACTCATCATCGTTGGACTTTCGGTCGCGTTTCTAGCCCTCGTTGGCTATTTGAAGCGCAAGCGCTAAGCCGCTTTTCTGTATTCCTTACCTCTCCACCCACCTTTCATTGAGACGGGCCACGGAGATCCGTCCGGGAGCACGGCCCACCACGGCTTGCGGCTTCCGATCTCTTCAAACTCTTCGACCGAGCCGAAGCCTTTAGGGACTTCTGAGGCGACTTCATCGTGACTATGCAGTACCGGCGGGTAGCCGGCTTTCTCTAGCGCAACGAGCGCTAGCGCTTGGTAATCGCGTGCTGTGGCCTGTACGACGTTCTCCGCTAGGAGCCCGCCGTAGAGGTTCATTCGGATCCAACCAACCGCGCCCTTCTTTTGGTTCGAGTTCCATCCCTCGAACGTAAGCGCCAACTCCCATGGGTCCGCCCATTGGGACGCGCTCGGGCTTGTCCGGGGGTTGTGGTAGGTGATGAAACGCCCCGAGGGGAGGCGGCAGTAGAGAGCTTTACCGTCGTACTGGTACGCGATCTGGCCCACCCAAAAGGCTTTACCCGGTTGCTGATATGCAGATATGGCCGCGCCTTCAAGCCCGAACAGTTCGGGACGCTTCGGCGCCCAATTGCCGTTGAGGTCTCGATTAAATTTGTTACGAGTTTGACCGCCCCAGAATTCGACGATATTAGGTGACGCGCGACGCCATGCAAGAATGTCAGCTTTAATTTCAGAATCGGGACGTTCGTCGCCGAAGTTTCTCCACCCGTTTATCCAGGCTCCATAGCCCCCCGCTAATTCGGCGATCTTCCATTGAGCCCTTCTCGGATGATGCTTTTTGTGAAGCAATTTGTACGCGATAATCTCTTCAAGTGGAATTTTGTCCAGCCGACTCCCGCCGACTTCGTATATGCCTTTACCTTCACGAAATACGTCAATACGCCATTGCTCGCCAGCGAGACATGCGAGCACCACCGCTTCGATCGAGACGAAGTCGGAACAGATCAGCTCGTTACCCTCATCCGCTTGCAGTAAAGATCGCAAGCAGCTACCAATGACGTCGAGAGCCGAGGTGTTCGGGAATGCTGCTTCGAGTGCTTCGAGCGATCGGTTCTTGATGATCGCGAGCGCTTTCTTCACTTCCTCTAAATCTTCAAACTCGGGGAGGGGTTTTGGGAAATTCTGAGGCTGCGGACCCCTCGCCGTCCAGCGTCCCGTGCGCGCCGCGTGGTACGCGTAGAGACCATGCAAGCGCCCGTCGCACTGCCTGTACTTCATCGAGTAGAGTTTCTTCACGCTCGCCGACGCGAGTAGCTGACGAATTTCTAATACGCGAACGGTTGTGTCGGGAAGCGGCGATCGATTCGGGTCTTTCGCATCCTGCAATGCTTGTTCAATCGTTTCCGCCTTCATGTCAGGGAGATTGCAACCGTTGTCCGCGAGCCATGCGCGGAGTTTCTTGGTTTGCGAAACTGTTTTGACCGCGCCACCGGTGAGAACTACGAACTCTGAAGAGTATCGTTCGACGCATTGCTCGACTATAGCGATGCTGTCATCGACACCTTTTACGTTGACGCCGATGCCGCGGTTGTTGGTCCGCTGATCGCAGCGCCATACTTCCATCTCCGAATCGCTAAGCGCCGGCATCTGCTCTTGCACCGCCATTTCGGCAAGCACGTCTTGCACGTTGTAGGCGAGAAACTTTTTGAAATCGGTATTAGGGGTCATCTGAGATGCACGAATAACCCTAAGTGAGATCGGCTAAGCGCGTTCACGGCGCGCGGGCCTAATCCGAGCAACACGACTCCGTGTCCAGGCGACTTTCCAACGCTACCATCAGGGCGAATGAATTTTGTCTTCCCCCTCGGAAACACTAAAGCGTCGACATGTGGTGCAACCCAATCATGAAACCAAGCGGCCGAAGTGTATGCCCGTACGATGGCGATACCGTTGTTGTGATGGAGGAATTTTTTGATCCAAGGAATATGACCGTTACGCCCGCCGAAAGGCGGATTCATGAATACGTAACCGGACCACGGTTTAGAAAGTCCATCGTCTTTCTTAGTATAGACTTGTAGCGCCGGGACCCAATGCTTGCGCCCTGGAGAACACGGGTCCAAGTCGAAGTATTCACCAAGCGCGGTAAATATTTCCGGTGGAGTGTACCACTCATCGCTTGCGCCAATGCTGGGTTCGTATTCTGCCATAAGGTTCTCTTAGAACGGGATGTCGTCCTCTATGCTGCCGGCATCTCGCCATAGCTGCATTTTCGCGTCATACGCAGCGTTGTCGACAAGCGCGCTCGGCATGTGAACGATTGTAGAGTCTTTCCGTTTCTTCGAAGTCGGGGGAGGGAGGTCCGGATCATCCGGCTCGTTCCATATCGCTTTGTTTGCCTTCGTCGGTTGGCGCGGCACAGTGAATTTCTTGATGAGTTCTTTACCCGTTTTGTCTTTCACGACATCGAGTTTCAACACGTCACCTACGTTAGCGAGACTACCGGGGAGCGTCCATGCGCGAGCTGCCGCCATGTCATCGACAAGCTGTTCGAGAAGTAGCGGGGGCCATCCATATGCCTTCACGCAGAAGTCATTCCACACATGGAATTCGAACCCGCCGACATTCCACCCTGCCGTAATGCCCCGAAGCGCTATGTGGCGCAGCAAACGCGTCGGCGGACTTTTTGACCAAGGAGTCCACAGCGAGGCCCCTTGGCCATCAAGAATGTCGTATGAGAGGGAGAGAACTTGGAATGTCGGATGCGCTATATAGTTTTTCACACCGACGAGGGCAAGCCCACAATCGGCCGCGCCGGGAGGCCCTTCCCAACATTCGTCTTCTTCGTTCCAAACGAAGCCGGCGGCGCTACGAGTCTCGAAGTCGAACGTAGGATGTTTCACAACTTCTTTTTGACCCGACGACGTTTGTACGTATTCTTCCGAATTCCCTTCAGAACACGTAATTGTTCGCGAGCGATGGATACCGACTTGACGATCACTGCGTTCAAACTTTTAAGCTCACGCCGGACGTCACACAACAACACATTGGTAACCTGTTCGTTCTTCCACTTATTGTCGGGGATATGAAGAATAAAATCGAGATTCCGCGATTCCGGTTTAGCGGTGTTGCACGTTTTAACGCTCATGGAAGTTTTACCTGGGTTAGTTTCAATCGCTGCGCAGCCTTTCGAGCGCGTTTCTTCTCCGCCTTCGAGAGCCGCCCCGGATTGTGTTTGCGCTCAATTCGTACTACCTCCGGAAGAGGAGTTCGATTCATGAGCCCAGCCATCATGAGAGCGGTAAGGGTGAGGGAGCGCATAGCTACTCGCAGTTTATTCTGGAGCTACATCGGGTGACTTGAACCCCTTCGGTCGGAATTCAATATCGAACTTTGCCACATCTCCGTATCCGTTTTGAGCAACCGAAGTCACGTCAACGGAGATTTTGAAATGTGTTTCGTTCAGATACGTCTCCATGGCGGTCTTCACCGTCGCTAAATCGATTTGCATTTTTGTCGGGCCGTTCATGCGTCACTTTCTCCCGCGACTTTCATCGCACACTTCGATGGCGAAGCGCAATGCCATCGCCGCTACTTGGATCGCTTCCTTGCGCATTTTCACGAGATCGCGGCATTTTTGGTTAGTCCATACGTGGACTTTCAATTCGTCGACTTCTTCAAGAAGAACCGCGAAGCCTTCATGCGCCGAATTGAACGCGGGCCAATTTTCCATTGCATTATCCAACTCGCAGCGGGCTTCTCCGATTGCTCTTGATAGAGGGGCTTCAGACGGGAAAATGGCTTTTGGTTGACCCTGAAACGGTTTGGCGATCTGTTCAGTAGCGGTATCGTATATTTTCATCAATCAATCCTCTTGCCCATCTCCCGCCAGAGTTCACCCTCACATGCGCTCGCTTCACATTTCGGGGTGGGGCCTCTGGCGGGCGGGACTCTTTGCCGGAGCCCCGTTGCTTGCCAGTTCCCAGGCAGCGGGCCAGCGCTAGCCTTACCAATTTGAAACAAGCAACGGGGACGGACTCAGTTATAAAAAGCGCCCCGGCGTTTGACTACGTGTCCTGTATCCGCACCGTTTCCAGTGTGACCTCGGAACCCGCCGGGGCGAACAAGGAGCTGCTAGGGGATCAGGCAGCTCGAAGGTAGCCGTACTCGACCAATTGGGCGTGGTTCCAGCCGGCAGCGATCATCTGCGCGTAGCTGATACCTTGAGCCTTCTCGGTCATCACGGGGCCGCTCGGCGGAGCCGGGGCGACTTGAGGAGTGAGGAACGCAGTGTGCGGTTGAACCGCATGCACCGGAGGCGGCACAGCGGCAGTCGGAGGCGGTACGACCGCGACCGGTGGCGCTACAGCCGTCTGAGGAGCCACAGGCGCTGCGTTCGACGCACCCGCCGGAAGTGCTGCGACCGGAGTCGAAGACGCTCCAGCCGGGAGCGCATCCTTGCCGAAGCCCGCTTGTGAGGCGTCGGGACCAGACGAGATTTCCGGACCGAAGCCAGCGTGCGCGACGAAGCGATGGTTTAAGTACACGCCGGGTTTCTGAAAGCTCTTATTGCCGACGACCGAGCCATTGACTTGCACGTAATGGCCTTTCTTGATCGAATCGGCCGGGACCGTTTGTGTGCCGTCTCTATTGACGGTGGTAGGCGCGAACGATGTAGAAAACGCGAGAACCCAATGTCCCTTAAAGCCTTCTTGTTGCGACGGGATACGGCCTTCGCCATTCGGGACCATCGAGTCACCATCCGTCACTTTCCACGCGAATGTAGGAGAGGCGTGTTGACCTTGCGGAAACGCTTCTTTTCCGGCGCGATCGATTAGACTGCCCCACTCGGTTTGATTCCAATGAGCTTCCGGACCTTTGGCAATTCCAACGCCGAATTCGAAACGTTGCGTCGGTTTGCCGGCTTCGGGGCCGTTTTTTATAAGTAGGGGGTTCCCCTGCCGGTCTTTCGTCTTGGCTTTGACCAAGCTGCCCCATAAGAAGCGGCCGACGGGAGTAGTAAACAGAAGTGAAATATCGGCAGTGGTCATTTGAAAATTCTCCGAGTAAGTGCAGTAGAAATAGGCTTCAGTTTCATTGAGGATGGCGGACGAGATGCTAGGCCTTTAAGCGTTTCTTCGTCAAGTAATTTGCGGTCGCGCGCTTGCGTCGGCGTAATCGGTTCGACGGGTTTCGCGAGGTTCACACCGATCAATTGGCCGGTCGCGATCACGATGTCTTTATCCACGAGCCACGCGAGCGGAGACGCTTTCGACTCCATGCCCCAGCCCGGAACTTGTACACCGGCACGCACCTGCGCCTCTACCATCGCATCCAGTACGGTCTTACGCGCTTCAAGTATTTTGGAGGCCGCGGTGAGCACCGTTGACTCTGCACCCATTTGCGCAGGTGTCAATGCTACCGCTTCGGCCATTCCAGAAAAGTGTACGACTTTCGATGCGCCAGCTTGGAACGTGCCGCATATTTCGCGGGCCGGACAATATAAGCAGTGGGGGCCGACGTTCGTCGTGACGCCGTCGTTCACTGCGTCGATAACCGGCTTGATGAAATCCGGGAATTCGTCGATCCCAATTTCCCAGGTGCGCACCTTCTGCGACACGTAACCGTACGGTTGCACGATCATCAATTTAATCCGGAGAGGCTTGACGTGTTGACACGTATCCATGATGCCTTGCGCTTGTCCGAGCAACTGTTCGTTCTCGTATTCATCGACGATCATGTACCCGTATTTGTATTCGGGGATCGTCAAGAGGCGCTGAATCGGGTCCCAAAACCACAGGTCGGGTGTGCCCCAGCAATCAGTCGGATGGATCGTCGGCGCGACAACTGGCATTTCTGCGACGCCGCCCGGCGGGATCGAGTCGACCCACATTTGCGCACCTGCGAGCATGTCTTCGTCGACTTTAACTCCGTCGCGCAACGTGCCTACCGGGACATCGCGACCAAAGTACTTTTCATAAGCGACCCAGTGCGCGACGCGGCCCTCGATCGCCGCCGCGCTGTCTTTCTCGGGCGGCGCTTTCGGTTCGAGATCGCGCGAGCCGGGACAGCGCGTGATGCGCGGGAGCTTGGAAAAACCGATGGGGGCGTGCGCGGTCATTTCTGTCTCCAAACTTCGCGCACTTCCAAAGAATTTGGGGGGCGGTCCTTCTTCGCGAAAATAGCGGCTCACTTCGGCACCTTCTTTGAGATAGCAATAGCTACCAGCGGGATCATCGCGGCGTTCTCTGGCTTCGAGCATGCGTGAATGTCCGGCACGCCGCACTCGGCACATGCTTCAAGCATTGCGGCGGTGGCGAGCTTCTTCGCGCCGACGAGATTCGTGACGTACTTCACGAGCGAGGCGAACGTGTCGCCGCCAAGCTCTGCGAGCGGGGAAGAGGAGACCGTCGAAACCGATGGAACTGGTGGAACCGCCGAAGTTGCAACTGGGGCGGGCGGAACTATCGTTGTCGGCTCGACGGCCACAGAAAGTAGCGGAGGCGGAGGAGGAGGTACTTGTGGGGTCTTCGGAAGTTCAACAGTCTTCGGCGCGGCGGGCGCTTCGCCTTTCAACGTACGCTTACGACGCCACGTGCCATCTGTATTCTTGGATTGATTGGCAGTATAGGTTTCCGGGCTCCACGCTTCGCCGGCAGAGTCGTATAAAACCGTCACTTCCCCGCTAACGATTAGCTCGGCAGCGGGGGTGACGACGGGTTGTGAGACCTCAACGATCGAAGCGACAGGCGGAGCGGGAGGAGCGACAACGGGCGGTATGATCTGCTGAATAGGAAATCCAGCGTTCTGAGGATTTTCTTTGAGGCCAGCGATGAAAGTAAGAATTGCGGCGGCGAGTCGAAGTGCTGAGGGTGAAGCGGTAGAAGCGTCGATACTGATATTCATTAGTCAGTCTCCAAAATTATTCGTGCAGATGTGTTGAAGGATTCGAACCAACGTTGCCCTCTATAGACGAGGTGTCCTGAGCCACTAGACGAAACACATCTTGAGTTGCTTTATACGCTCGCTGCGAAACGAGTACAAGCCCCTTTTCACATAACGACGATAAGTTGCACTGAACGATTCCTACAGCTATTCTCCGCGAATGGCGCTACGCGATTACCAACTCCAATATAAGACCGACATCTACAATGCCTGGGATTCTGGCGCTCAAAACGTTTTGGGGGTCTGCCCTACCGGTAGCGGTAAAACGGTGTGTCTTGGTGCGATCCTCAAAGAGAAAGATCGACCTAGCGCCGTAATGGCTCATCGCCAAGAACTTCTCTCACAATTGGCGCTAGCGTTGAATCGCGAACAGGTGCCGCATGGGATCATCGCACCGCGAACCGTAATCTCTGAGATCGTAAAAGCTGAGATAGAAACGCATGGAAAATCCCTCTATAAATTTAACGCAGCAACGCGGGTATGCGGCGTTCATACTCTCGCAGCTCGCGATACGTTAGACCCGTGGTTCGATCAAGTCGAATACGCCATGATCGATGAAGGGCATCACGTTCTGCGCGAAAACATTTTCGGCAAAGCGCTTCTCAGTTTTAAGAACGCTCGCGGATTCATGCCCACCGCTCACGCGATCCGCGCGGATGGGTGTGGCCTCGGTCGGCCGGCCGATGGGTTAGTTGATATGTTAGTGCTGGGCCCGTCTCCCCGTAACCTCATCAACAGAGGATTCCTCGCAGATTACAGACTAATCGCCCCGCCATCGGACATTGACGTGTCGAATGTTCCCGTGGGAACAACTGGCGACTTCAGCGCGCCGAAACTGCGCGAAGCGGTTCACAAGTCCCGCACCATCGTAGGCGACGTAGTGCGAGAGTATCTGAAATATGCGCCGGGAAAGCGTGGGCTCACATTTGCCGTCGATATTGAAGCGGCCGAAGAACTGGTCGCCGCATACCGCAAAGCAAACGTGCCGGCGGAAATTGTCACGGCCGGCACCGACATTTCGGAACGCGCGAAGATCATGCGCCGCTTTCGCCAAGGCAACGTGTTGCAGTTGGTGTCCGTCGACGTGCTAGGTGAGGGTACCGACGTTCCGGCCGTCGAGATCATCTCGATGGCGCGACCGACTCATTCGTTCCAACTCTACGCCCAGCAGTTCGGCCGCGCACTTCGCGTCAGCGTGGCCCAAGCGATCTACGACAATTGGGACCAATACTCCGATGCTGATCGGCTCACGTTCATCGCAGCGAGCGAGAAGCCCAAAGCGATCATTATCGACCACGTCGGGAATTGGGAGCGCCACGGTCTGCCGGATCGCCCACGCACCTACTCGCTCGAACGACGCGAGCGCCGCAGTCGTCGACAAGAGGGCGAGATTCCGCTTAAACTTTGCACCGAATGTTTCCAGCCCTATGAAGCCGTCAATATCTCCTGCCCGTATTGCGGCTCTGTTCCGGCACCACGTAGTCGCAGTTCTCCTGAGTATGTCGATGGCGATCTGCACGAGCTTGACACGTCCATCCTCGCGCAGCTTAGAGGGGAAAAGGAACGGATCGATGGTGCGCCCGTTTTCCCTCATAATGCCGGTCCGATTGTCATCGGGTCGATTAAGAAACAGCACCGACTTCGACAAGAGGCTCAGCAGTCTCTTCGCACGTCCATTGCCCTTTGGGCAGGCTACTGGAAGATGCAAGGTGCTTCCGATCAGGAGAGTTACCGGCGGTTCTTCTACGCGTTCGGTAAAGACGTCATGTCCGCTCAAGCGTTGAACGCATCGGATGCGACCGAAATGACGAACGCGATTCAGATGGAAATTCAACGACTCAATATCCGAGGTGCCTCATGACTATATCGATTAGCCGACAAACTGTTCCTTGTAGCGGCACTAAAATGCGCAAAGTTCGAGCGGACTCTTATGATGAGATGGTGTCTCTCTTGATTGCCCTCGGACTTCACGTTCCCGGCATAAAGGTGGATGGTCCCGTCCAAATTTTCATTACGCCGAGCCTTCGCGATCCGATCCTGGCTCTTGGCGCTATCGAATTTGATCTCGCGAAAAACATATGACAACTTGGGCCGCCAAACTAAAATACCGCCGCACTCCGAAAGGTTGTTTGATGCGTGCGTATCAATACGCCAAGCGGCGCATCGTCGAGGGTCGCGGCCTCTACCTCGGGCTCGGCATTTGTGATCGGAAGGATTTCTACGCGGAGTTCGAGACTGATCCTCGCTTCCTTGAGTTACATAGAGCATGGATTGAATCAGGTTACCAAAAATCAGAGCGCCCCACTCCGGATCGTGCCGATACGAAACGCGGCTATCTGGTCGACAACATCGTATGGGAAACCTACGAGACAAATACGTATCGCGCGTTGAACGGGTACAATCGCGAGCGAGCGGAACAAGTATGAGAATTCACTTTCTATTCGCTTGGTATGACCTATGGATGGGTATCTTTTGGGATCGGAAGCAGCGAAAACTGTATTTTCTTCCTTTCCCTTGCGTAGGCGTTGTCTTAGAGTTTCCCCGTGAATCATAAACTTCGCGTCATTAAACGGATCAATCAAATCGGCCTTCAAGCGCGGGTTGCAAATACTGATATTGAAGAGACTTATGGAACCTGCATAGATTTAACTTGCAATTTGCTTTTTCGACAAGACGCAGAACATCTTCGAGACTGGCTAATTGAAGTATTAAAAGAGCCGCTATGAGACTCATTTCGTTACTTCTTACGATATGCCTAGCCGGATGCGCAACTGATTTGCCGCAGGCCGGTCCTACCGCGCATAGCTGTTTGAAAACCGGTCACGAGCGCGGCGAGCTGGTACAGTGGCGCTGCGAAGATGATTTTCATTGGATACCTGATAGAGTTTCTCATGAGCGCTAGCTTTACCCTTCACGACAACGCAAGTAAAATGCGCCGAGACGCTTGGGGCGGAGGAAAGCTACTTGGGTGGATTGACGCTAGAGCGCTAGATAAACTATCAAAAGCTCATCCTAACATACAAGTCGTTGGGGCGATACTGAGATTTGCACCGTTTACACCTTGGGGGACTTTTCCGGAGTATACACATGAGTAACGTTGCCCCGATTCAAACGCCGAAAGTCGGCGATCATATTTTCATGATGTGCGGCTGCAATCCGCAAGAGCCGCAACCATTCGTGCCGATCATCCTTCTCCAACAGAATCCGATCATCGTCGGTCTCCAGTGTCTCGCGTGTAAGCAACATCTGACGGCGGTTAACGGCGTGATTCAAGAGCCGGTGCCAGCAAATGACGGCTAGGTGCCTCCGATGCGGCGCAGGAAACGAATGGATCAAAACGAGCCGAAGTCGGAAGAAACCGTCCAAGTGGAAGTCCGTCTCTCCGCCGTCAAATACGAAATTCAACTCTTCCGCAACAACGTCGGCGTCCTCGTCGATACCGTCGGCCGACCGGTGCGCTATGGGCTCGCCAACGAGTCGAAAGCGCTTAACGAGAAAATCAAAAGCGGCGACTTGATCGGCTGGCGTCCGGTATTCGTCACACCGGACATGGTAGGCAAAGTGATCGCGCAGTTCGTTTCGATCGAATGTAAGTCACAAAAGAAACACGCACGGATCGAGAAAGCTCAAATGCGCTGGGCAGAACTCGTGCAGAAGAGCGGCGGGTTAGCGCTTATCCTTAGTCGAGCTATTGAAGCCGGCGATCTTGCACACGACCCACATGATCGCGACATAAATAACAAGTGCGATTAAGATTTTCATCTCGGACTCCTGATTGCATCTCCACCTGGAACGTATGACAATAGACCTTGATTCAGTAACTTCGTGATCGTATTGTTGATCTTGCCGGAAGAAAGATCCGGCCGCATTGTAAGTATATTCGCGATCAAAATTTCTAAGGATTGCCCTTCTTCCGCTGTCAGACCCGACTGACTCGCAAGCAAGCAAGCGATAGCATCTTCAGTCGATGCACTCGGCTTCTCGATCGGTTTCTCTTTCGGCACCGCGGCGGTCGGCACGTGCGTAACGATGGCGGATTCTTCCACGCCGTTTGGCCCGGTGCAGATTTGCGATTGCAGTCTGAACTGCCAGCTAACATTGTTGTCCCCGTCCCGCTGTTTGCTCAGCTCGACGATACGAACCCCGCCGTCATCCATCGTCAGCTTAATCAGGGTGTCGGAATTGCCGCGTATGGAGCTGTTACCCCTCTCCTCACGGCTCGCATCTTTGCCGACGTGATGAACAAGAATCACAAGACCGCCAATTGCGGCAGCTAATCGCCGGCAGTTGCCGAGGACTATCCCCATATCCTTTGTAGCGTTCTCATCGCCTCCCATCATCGAGGCGGCAAGCGTATCGATCACGGCAACTTGCGCCCCGGTCGGCACGATTGCGTCGATCAGCGCTTGGGTGTCATAGTTGTCGAATAGGTTAGGAGCCTCGGAGATCACGTGTAGCGCGGGCGAGTCCGGGGTGAGCCTGTTTACCTGCTGATACGCGCGGAGCCGTTGGCGCACGCCTGCGGCCCCTTCGGCAAGCACATATAGCGCCGGGCCTTGCTCAGTGGTGAAGCCGTCATGACCATATGGAATGCCGCGCACGATCGCCATAAGGAGATCGATAATCATGAAAGATTTGCCGACGGCCGGCGGGCCATAGATTACCGCAACGCCTTCGCGGGGGAGAATCTTATCGATGCGCCATCGGATACCCGGCGCATTGGCAAAATCCCACCCGTTCTTGACTTCAAATTTTCGACCCGGGGAGGGATCCGCGACAACGCCAACCGGCAATGGATCTTTGCCGAAGCCGAGCTTCGAAGCGTCGATCGACTTCGGGTTCTGCCACCCTAGGTCTTGCGCACGCTTGAAGATCGAGCGGAAGTCGCTGCGCGGCGTCGCGTGCTTGTGGTTGCGCCACCATATTTCTTCGTTCTCAAAGATTGCGCGATTCGGCATCGCTTCGCGTTGGAGTGCGCTGTACTCGAAAAACAATTCGCGACCGATGCCACCAAGCGCGAGCAATGCATAACCGGTGTCCGACCACCTCTCCCAGTCGCGGAGCATCTCAGGTGACATAAGAGCGCTGCGCAAATCGTTAAGTTGATCGGGCGTTATGTCGGATCGCAGCGGCTCAGATTTTTCCTGTTCGACTCGGTCATTCGCCGTGAGAATGTCAAGGAGCCACTTCGGGCAGTCTGCAATCGGTGCGGTCACATCTACGATCTCGTAACGCCCCTCCTCCTGCTTATTTTGCAGAAACGTCGTGTAGCTCGGCGGCGCGACCGTATAACCTGTGTCACCGCCGCGGACGTCTATTCCCTTCGGCAATGCGCCGGGGCTGTTCGTGATATGCGCAGGCGCGCGGAAATAATAATGCTGTCCGCCGGATGGAGTACGTACACGTAACGTGTACGGGTCGCCGTGTTGGACGACGAGTTCCGCCCAATTCTCAAGACCGTTCTTCTTCGGATCGATGTCAATGCGCAGACAGCCGAGCACGCCGATGTTAGCCGTCGGTTCCGCATCCCACCACGCCGTAATCTGCGCGAGATCGCGCGTCGCCGACTTGATGCCGATGCCGCCTGGAGCTTTTTTATTCGGGGGGAGGGGGAAGACTGCTAGGCCATGCGCTTGCACATACCACAGCGCCCAATCTTTGAAGAGAGATGTCATTCGTCTTTGTCATCGACCATCGCGCTAAAGAGCACTTTGCGTTGGTCTTTGCTGAGCTTCAATTGCGTACTGACGAATGTGCAGAGTTCCCACATTTGGTACTTCTCAAACGAGTTCGTGAAGATTAGATTCAGGTTGTCGCTCGCGCGGCGAACGATCAAATGCTTGTCGTCGGTGTATGGGTTGTGGCACGGTTCGAAGCCCAGCTCTGCGAGCTTGCCGGCGAGTTCATCGAAGCAATCGCTTTCGTTGACGTGTAACACCCAATCCCAGTCAGACGCTTCAGTTGAGTCCCCGAAATATCGCGACCCCGTATGGAAGTGGTCGATGCCGCGAGAGGGCCCGAACAGGTGAGCAATTACATATTGAATCATGGGGGCTTCCTGTGGTTAAGCGAACAATGGCCCGCGGACTACGTTCTCGATGCCGAGCGAACAGTAGCCCATAGGACACGTTCTATGCAAGTTTTACTAACGTACGAAGCGCCGCCCGCGACCACTTCTGAAGGAGCTGTTGACGACAGCACTTTCGTATGCACGGCTCGTACCCCTGCATTCGTCTTACATAGAAATAGTACTGGCGGCCGTCATCAAACGCCTGCTGCTCTCGTCGCGCACGAGCCAGCTCGTCGTGAGATAGCCTGTTATGTACTGGAGTCATCACCATCTTCGCCCATTTTGGCGTACCCGGTCAATCGTACGAGGCGCTCTGTACTCTTTCATAGGATGGATGCCGGCATGTGGCTCCATTCTTCTAAAGCCCCGAACGCATCGCAGCGCTCCGGCTCCCATGAAACTTCTTCGTGATCCGCATCTACAATAATTTGATCCGGAGTAAGGGGTAAAAGTTGCAACGCTTCGCGCGCCGCGGCAAGTTGGGTTTTTAAGTCATCATTTTCTTTACGCGTCGCATCCACCGCCCGCACCAAGTCTTGCCCGGCGGACCGCAGTAGATCGATCGTGACTCGATCCTCGGCTACAGTCTTCGCCAGTTTCTCCACCGTCGCTTTGAGAACGGTATTGTTCAACATTACATGCGCTTTACTTTTGTTCATGCCATATATTCCAGATTGCTAACCAACTGCCCGCGACGAACAGATACATGTCCATCGTCATCATAAGTTCGAATACGAGTCTCATAACCGCCCCCGCGCCCACATGTAGAAAGCGAATATCGCAAGCACGAACAGAATCGTCCAGTCCACCGCGCCACCTCCAGCTTTTTGCAGAGGGGAAGGGGGTATCGGTGAGGCTGTCAGACATGGAGCATCTCGAATAGCCGCGCGCATGATGTCCAAGCTGCATTGAGAGAACGTCGACCCATCGAACCCTACGGCCTGCATAAGGAACCCCGTCGGCGGTGTCGTCTCGCATTCATCCACGCCATCATGCGGCACACCAAATATATGCGCCATCTCATGCGCTATAACCATTAAATCGATCTCGTCAGTGGTGAGAGAGATAACGGCTATGGCATCTCGGGTACAGAGGGACCCAATATTTGCATACCCGTACACTTCAGTGCTGCCGATGGTTAACTCTTTATCGGTAAAGAACAGTGTAACTGCGGAGTTGTCTTTCTTAGGTCGCTTGCGGTTCTTTTCAATCGCTCGGTTGTCACCGCGGACAGCGCGAATTTCTACAGACGTCACAATTGCTTGCAGTGGGACTTGGTCGCGGTAAATTATAACGACGTTGTTAAGGATCGTATCGACTCGCATGCGTGCCGCCGCTTCGCCAACCTGCGCAACGTAAGTGTTGTCGATGACCGCCGAAATAGTTAAGACTGGGGGAGGAGTGTCGGCGCGGGCTGACTCCATAAAGAGCAACACCATCGCCGCAATAGCCGCGCCGAGAAGGACGGTGCATGCGCGAAAAAGAAATTCTTCGAGTTTAGGATTCACGGTTGTTACTCTCGGGGGTTACTGTTGAGGGCTCGCCGTCGATTGACAAGTAAACTCCGTCATCCGCGCGATCCCACAACCGTACAATAGAGCCATCATCGAACTGCATGATGATCCCTCCATCAGTATCTTGGTCGACCCATACAAGCATTTTACCCTGCAAATCGCGAAAGGTTTTCATAGCGAGATACCCTCAGTTCAAACAGTTTTCGTCATCATCTTCCGATTCCGCCGGCACATCTTGAACGTCAGATCCGCAATAGGCGCAAACGATAAACGAATGCTTTTCCGTTAGGCGCATACCGAAATGAATCGATGTCAGAGAGTCGTGGTCCAGCATAGTCCACAACTCCTCAATGAGGATATCGCACTCGGGGCAATAGTACTGCTTCATCGAGGCATCGCGCAAAGGTAGTCCTTCGCCCCGCACTTGCAGCGTTCGATCACGTGGACGACATCACCGTCCCATAGGCGTTGCATGCGCCAAGCGTGCCAGCCGAAGAAGCAGAGGATTTTACGCATAAAATTTTAACTCCGGAAGGGAATGACCTCGGCCCCATGCTGGCCGATGACCCCACAACCTTGAATCCAAGCGCAGGCACCCGTGTTGTACTCCAATTGCATGCAGGGGGTTCTAAACATCTTCGGCGGATACGCTTTAAAATGATTCAGCGTGCGAAATGACGGCACATGAGAGTGCCCGAGTATGCGCCGGTCGATGGGGCGCGGCGATATCTTGCGTAGATGTGACTGCGAATAGCTCACGAAATTTTAAATCCAGGGAGGGGGTGCGGAGCGCCGCAGTTATGTAGGAAGCGTTTGCGGTCAAATGCTTGACTCTGCAACTGAAACGCATCGGCAAGCGATACGCAACATTTCCACCATTGGCGATAGCTGGCCTCGTCTACAAACTCCTTCTCACCAAGCGAATCAATCATTGCGGCCGCCACTACTTCGAAGTCAAGTCGTCTCATTGGTTTCATCCTTTAAGTTTATCGTGTTGCCTCGCTTTCCCGAGCCATCCGGCAAGGAAGCACAGCCACCCATAGCGCAACGTGGCCGCATCATTCGTGCCGGGTGCGGCGTATAAGAGTCTACCTGATACCGCCGTTGAAGCGACAAATGCAGACCAAGCCGCGCCATGCTTTTGCGTTTCGGGTTGTACATTCATTTCCCTTCCGCCAGTGCAATCGCTGAGCGTAATTCATACCGCAACGCATCGTCGCAAATACTATCATCGGCTAGCGCGCCGCGACACGCTTCCAACAGACGCGGCGCGGCGGCAAACATCCGGGCATTACGCTGCGCTTGGGCGTCGCTGATGCCGTCGGCATAACAATATGCAACCAGCATGTCGCGAATATTTCCTCGACGTTTGCCGATAGTGCGATAGATGTATCGGCCGCAGACTTTCAACACCGGCAAATTTTTAACCGGGGGAGGGGGTGCCTTGCTCATGGTTTATCTCGTATACAGGGAAGTAGGGGCCATATGTCGCGCAGTGTGGCGGGCGAGAATTGAGTCGCTTTGCCGGCATTGCGTTCGGCCATGATGAAGCCCGGCCCGTTGTCGTGGCGAGCGCCTAAGACGTGCGCTATCTCATGCGCCAGCACCAACGCATCGTCCGGGCGATGCTCTAGGTGTACGATGACTTGGGCACTGTCGCAAATGGTGCCGGTCGATATGCCGCGATAGTCCCAGGGATCGCCGTACAGCCGTCGATCGGTCAGCACTACGAGCACATGCGTCATCCGCGGCGTCGACTGCATTATGCTCAATAGGTCCATTGTGTCGCGGAATGGCGAAACATATGGGTCGAGTCGATCTATACGCAGAGTGACGCCCAACTGTTGCGTATAGGCGCTTGCGGCCTGCGTCAATGCGCCGCTATCGAGTCATTTGCCGCAATGGTGAGCGTAAGGATAAGTGCTTCGAGGCTCATGTCTCTTTGCTCCAAATTTTTGATCGGGGGAGGGCTAAAGTTGCGGGCCGTAAAATCCGTACCCGTACTCTCTCGCGATAGCGCGACTGAGCGCGCGCATGGTCGCGATTCGCACCCGCTTCGGCCGCGCCGCGTATGCTGCGTCCGAATAACTCGTGACACGTGCGGCTAATCTGCGCAATTTGTTTTTCACGTTGTCGGGGAAATGCTCACGGACACACCCGCTAATAGGTGGTCCGTGATTGCCGAATTGTCCGAGTGCTTGCGCGGCTAGCGCATCGTGGTCGCGCGACAATCTACACGCGCGCCGAAAGTAGCGTTGTGCCACCTGTAAATCGCTACGAAAAAGTAGGTTACTCACGGCTCAATCCTCGACAATGGTTGCACATAAGGTGCCCACATTGTTTCCGTTGATATCGGAAACGGTAAAACAATCGCACCCGTTCTCGATGCGGTTCGCCACTTCGCGCATAATTCGAACCACTTCTGCGCGGGCGTATACTGCTACTAATGCGGCGTTGCCGCCTCCGATGCGCAGGACTATTTCGGTACTCACGACACACACGCGATTGCTAACAGTGTGATCGTCGTCACACAGTGGGCAAATTCAAAAACACTTTTGATGATTTCTCTCATGGCTCTTAACTCCTAATGCGTCGGGATTAAATTTTTGATAGCGCGCGACGCACTTGCGCCTCGCCAGGGATCGGTATGCTGCGGGCAAAGCGATCCACTAATGCGAGTACGGCTTTGCCGCTTGGCTTGTAGCTCCCGCAAAAAGGCGGCAAAAAAGGGCCGGCCAATCCGAGGCGCGCACAATCAGGCTCGATATCGGTAAATCGGATACGCCAAAAGTTACGTGCCGCTTGATCGGCGAGCCAAGTTAGCACGTAAACCCCGCCCCACGCCGGCCCATGTTTAATCGATCCGCAAATAGCACGCGCGGACATGGCGTGATGTATAGCGATGCACTGGCCGCCTACTATTGCGTAACAAGATCTTGATTTTGGTTGCATGGCTCTTAACTCCTAATGCGGATTTGATGAGGCGCTATGATGCGCGCGGAGAAACACAAAAACAAGAGACGTGCGTCACAATTTGGCCGCGCGGATACGAACTAGTGGAATATGTAATATCGTCCAATAACCCAATCATGCTTGCGCGCTCGCCGCTGGCGCACGGTATCCCATCGACTACTAGTATGTACGTGCCCGCGCCTATCGTAGGCTTACGACGATCCACATGCAGGATTACGCGCTGCATCGCAATTGAGTAGCCGCGCGCATCATACGTATAGCTCTTAACTCCTACTTGACAAAAACTACTGCGTTTCTGAAATCGAACGCGAACAGCATATCGTTTGCATGAATGTGATAGCCGCGCCCCATGCGTACATTATACGGTGGCGGTCTACCCGTACGATGCAAATGCTCACCTATGCGGTGGGCGAACCAAGCGGGACTGCTTGATAAATGCGGATTCGCATTACCATCGTACCCTATGCGGGCGAGTACGGTCAGGTTGTCGGGTTTAGGCATGGCTCTTAACTCCTAATGCGTTGGGATTAATCAGACTCCGATCGGATAAGGGCACCCAAGTGCTATCCACTTGGTGAGTAGCGCGCCGCGCTCCGCAACGCTCAACATGCGCGCCGCATCATATGCATGCAAACCGTGCGAATAGTAAACCCAGGTTAGGAAGCGGTCGCCCATGTGTTATCTCCCGGCTTTGTCGTGTTGAGTTTCGCTAGCGCAATCATTCGCGAGCGTACAACACGCTGCGCGTACGTGCCGCGACGATGGCGTGCTATCTGCGCATCTTCTCTTGTCAACCTCATGGCGCGTGTGCTCCTACTCTCTCAGCCCGATTAGTTCACACCAAAACGTGCCGCAACGCTGCGACCGACCAAGGTGCCGACTATCACACACACTGCGAGGATTAGGATCATCATTGGGTTTGCTCCGATTGGGTTTGCCGTCTCAGTGAGTGCTACTCTACTCGCCTTCCTGCGGAAATACAGTGTGTGCGTCACAATTCCCTTATCAGCGATATTACGTCACATTGGTTCCCGCGGGAACACTCGGCCCTATCTTCAAACACATTCGCCCCTCAATCCGCACGTAGTGAATCGATCCCGCGTTGACAGCCGCGCCTACGGCATTCGCGAACACAATGCGGCGCATGCCGGGCCGATCAGCGCGCAGCATATCCACTAGCTCCTCATACCCGATAGGCCCACATACCATCACATGAGCGAGTACCGCCTGTCCTACCGGTATCGGTGGGGGCGGACGCGGAATATCGCTCGGTACCGCGAGCGATATTTCTCCAACTCCGTCGGTCCAATCAATCGTCACAATGCCGCGTCTCTCTAACGAACGGGCCATTACGCCGAATTTGTCATATTTGTGGGGTGTGCGCATCCGAGCGCCCGCCGCTAAGCGCTCCAAGAACACCCGCTGCGCCGCGCTGACTCTCACCGATTGCCCCTGGATAAATACCGACGCGCATGTAGAGGCAGGCTTAAATCGCGGTCTAGCGACGCCCGGCTTCCACCTTACGCTCATTCTCGCCTTACGCGCGCCCTCGTCCGGCTCGCGCGGGTCAGTGCGACTCTGCATCTCCACATATCCCAACTCGGCGAGGCGTATCGCGGCGGGTATCTCGTGCGCTTCTAGCGCGAGCCAGCCGTAGTCAACCGTACCGACTGAGCATGCCCGTTTAGCCACTAAGTAAGCTGCGAGCGATACTCTACGGGCCGTTCCGTCGGCGAAATAAAGCGTGCGCTGGTGTCTTCGTGTACTCATATATGCCTCTGTTGTCCCAATTAGGCGCATCGTAACCGCGAGACTGGTGAGTGTCAAGTGACAGGATGGAAGTGCCCAATTGACAGGGTGGAAGTGCCCAATTGACAGGATGGTATCGAAAAACACGCTTCGACCTGTCGCTGTAGTCGGGTATGCGGACAATGACAGGTCGGATGTGCCCAACTGACAGGTCGGATGTGCCCAACTGACAGGACGGATGTGCCCAACTGACAGGCTCAAGAGACGACCCGCCTCATACGTAACGGGGCGAGTCGGTGGGGGTATGTGTCTATAACACATCCCCCTCGCCGCGTGAGGGAAATTTTCTAAATAAGAGAAATTGCTAATTACCCCTGCCCGCTATTTCTCTTATTTAGCGCACGTCCAATAGCGCGCCCCGCCCCGCCTCGTAGCGCCTCATGTGTCCCGCACGACGTATGCCCTGCCTAGCGCCATGCATCGTATGAGCTGCATATGGAGCGTGTGGGGCGTTGGTGCATCGTATGAGCTGCATATGGAGCGTGTGGGGCGTTGGTGCATCGTATGAGGCGCATGTGGCCCGTGAGCCGCATAACGCATCACAATAGCGTTATGTGAGGCC